GTAGCACCAGATGGATTGGAAAGTACATACGGGATGCCCTCGGTGATATCAGAACCGTAACTCATTTAGACCTCCCGTGTATGTATCCAATTGTTAAACCGCAAATAAATCCTAGATAGGCTAGGAGTATTTCCATTGTTCTCCTTATAGAAGATTTACTAATGACCTCGTTCTGCCACTAGCAAGTTGTGTATAGACCTGAGTGGTTGCAACTGATGAGTGTCTCATTAGATCTCTAACGGCTAGTAAATCTCCGCCAGATTTTTCAAGCATATTGGTAGCAAAGTAGTGACGACAAGCGTGAAAGGTTTTCTTTGGAATACCTAAACGCTTCATCTCCAGTGAGCAGAGCTTGGTTAATCTGTTAGGTGTAACCGACCAGATCTTCCCAGAGGTCTCGTGCTTTAAGATTGTCTGAGCGACTATCTCAGCCACCGGTACAGATAGGTCTGTTCCGCCCTTACCTGCCACTCTAAGGATGTATCCATCATCTACCTTCTCTAGGTCTACCCCACGAAGGTTTGCCACCTCCATAGCCCGTAGGCCCGCTTTACAGCCTATTATGAACCAGTCTCTCATAGGCATATCAGCCTTAGTCATAACTAGTTCAGCCTCACCTGGTGTTAATGGATGAGGTAAGCCTCTGCCCTTACGGACATTAGGTAGATCAAGGTCAGCCATATTATCAATCAAGCCCATCTTACGAAGAGATTTAAAGATACTACGTACCCTCGCTGCATAGGTTCCCTTAGTGGAAGCAGCTTTAACTGTCATTACCAGTCGTTGCAGATCTTCAGTTGTAGCTACCTGTGGATGAACTCCTAGGCGTACTAGCAAGTTGAAGTCATTTCTAAACAGAGCATCAGCGAAGCCCTGAGTTTCATATCGGTCTTTTAGTTTTTCTTTTATGATTTCTAGCGGTATTTGTTCCATAGTCCTAGCAGTCTATATTCAGGATTATTCTTGTGTCAAGCAGAATCGTTAGCAATTGTGCCTGGAACAATCGCCATCGCAAGTATCGTAGCGGATTCGGGCGAAGCAACAGGTCTGAAATATGTGGCTGGAGTTTCACTAACCCTTAATGCCCAAACTGCTGCCTATACCTTAGTTGCTGGAGATGCTTTTAAATTAGTAACTGTAAGCGATACCGTTTCAAGAACTGTAACAGTTCCACCTTCAGTTTTTACAACTGGTCAAATAATTAATGTTCAACGCATTGGAACTGGTGCAGTTCCATTTGCTCAAGGTGCTGGTGTAACTATCACATCAACTGGTGCTACTGCATCTGCTCCAACTTTAAGAGCGCAGTACTCTGCGGCTTCAATTGTCTGTACTGGTTCAAATACTTTTACAATCCTAGGAGATATTGCGTAATGACTTTATTGGGGATTATTGCAAGTTCTAAATTAACATTACCAGCATTAACAGTTGATTATTTAGTAGTCGCTGGTGGCGGTGGTGGTGGTTTGGCTGGTGCAGGCGGTGGTGGTGGTTTGCGATGCACAGTAACCGCAACGGGTGGTGGTGGCACAGTAGAATCATCATTAACTTTAACTGCTGCAACAAATTACACAGTAACAATTGGTGCTGGAGGAACTGCTGGAACTGGTGGTAATGAAGGGGGTCAAGGCGGTAATTCAACTTTTTCAACAATAACTTCTGATGGTGGAGGTTATGGAGCAGCTAATAACTCACCGGGCGGTAATGGTGGATCTGGCGGTGGCGGATCAAAAAATAGTCAAGCAGGTGGAACTGGCACAACAAATCAAGGTAGAGCAGGTGGCTCAGGTTCAACAAATGTAGATTCCTATGCTGGCGGTGGCGGTGGTGGTGCTAATACTACTGGTGGTAACGGAGTGTCTGGAACTGGTGGTGGAGCTGGTGGTTCAGGTGTTGCAACTTCAATAACAGGTTCTTCAGTTACTTATGCAGGTGGCGGTGGTGGAGGAACTGGAATTACTGGAAGTGGAACAGTTGGCGCAGCAGGATCTGGCGGTGGCGGTAAAGGTGGTTCAGGTGCTGGTGCAACTCCAGCCGCAGCTGATTCAGGTTCAGTAAATACCGGCGGTGGCGGTGGTGGTGGAACTACTGGAGGAGATCCTGTTCCTTCCTATTTTGCCAATAATGCAGGAACTGGTGGTTCTGGTGTTGTTATTCTTAGATACCCAGATGCATATTCAATAACTTTTGGTGCGGGTGTAACTGGCACAGAATCAGCAGCTAGTGGTGGTTATAAACGAGCAACAATTACTGCAGCAACTGCTGGAAATGTGAGTTGGTCATAATGGCACATTATGCTTGGTTAGATGAAAATAATATAGTTGTTAATGTAACTGTTGGTGTTGATGAAACAGAACTAATCAATGGATTAGATACTGAAACCTTTTATAGTCAAGCAACAGGTCATAACATTAAACGCACATCTTACAACTCTAAAATCAGAGGTACCTACGCAGGTATTGGTTATACCTATAATCCTGATGAGGATATATTTGTAACTCCGCAACCATATCCATCTTGGAGTAGGTCAGGTTCTTTTTGGAATCCACCAACTCCTAAACCTGAAGGTATGAATTGGACTTGGGATGAAGCTAGTCTAAGTTGGGTTGAAAGCACAATCCTCTGAGATTGTTCTCAGGGGATAGCTGGTTTTGTAGCGGATTCTGCTGAGGCTACTGGATTGAAGTGGCAGGCACCTGCTGCCAGTGGATTTGTTGGTTGCTCTTTGACTAAATCTGCAAATCAATCAATTAGTAATGTTACAAATACTGCAATCACTTTTGATACAGAATTAGAAGATACTGATGGTTTTCATAGTACTGTAACCAATACTTCAAGAATAACCATACCAGCAGGAAAGGCAGGTTTTTATTTGATTAGTGGTCAAATAAATTATGCCTCAAATGCTACAGGTGTTAGACACGGCAACATTTACAAAAACGGATCACATTTATCAGTAGCGTGGCTTTCGGGTGCAGCCAATGGCGATTGGACTGGTGGCTCAGTTTCGCAAATTGTAGAACTAGCCGTAAATGATTATGTTGAATTATTCGCATATCAAAATTCAGGCGGTAATGTCAATGTTAATGGTGGTACTACTTACGGCTGCGCCTTCCAAGTTCAATATCTAGGAGCATAATATGAGTTTATACGATGAAATTATTGAAGCGTATCCAGAATTAACTGATGTTGATTTTTCAAGACAAGGCACTATTGGTTTGCGAAACGATAGTGATGGAGTTGGTGATTATATTGAAAAGTGGGATTACTCCAAGCCCATCCCAGAAGGACTGAGCCTAGGTAAACCCTAGGCACAATCCCTCAAGATTATGCTACGAAATAAGATTGATAGGCTCTGGTTCAATTAAACCGAGGGCTAGTAAATCCTCAACAGTTAAACCTAGGACTGCAAGTTTAGCCTGCGCTGCTGCCTTGGCTTCGGCTTTTAATTGGGCTTCGGCTTTTAATTGACTTGCCTTTTCTACATCTGCAATTTGGTCAGCCTCAAACTGTGCAAACTCGGCATCGGTCATTTCTCTAACTTCATCGGCTATTTGAATTAATGGTTTTGTCATTATGCTTCCAATCCGTAAACTGCGTAGTAACCTGTCATCGTGCCACCTGATGCAATAAATGTAAAACTATCAAATGAACTAGCAACATTATGATGCAACAACTGTGTGTCATTTTCAGTATTAGTTACATAGTCAGAAGTTACGCCAAGCCCACCACCCCAAATTCTAGTTCTTGTAGCAATTTGAGGACTAATAAAATTAAACGCACGGGAGAATTGATCAGTACCACTATTTGCGTAACCGAGGTTAAATTTATTTTGATTGCCATTTGCCCTATTTGCCGAAGTGTTACCCATAGTCAAAACTAGAGTAGCATCAAAATACTCTGTGGCTGTGTTATCTGAGCCGCTTGCTCTCATTCTAGCCTGAAAGTTGGTATTTGCTGAAACATTTGTAACATTAAATTGGACTAGATAATCCTTATAGGTTGAAGTAAAAGTGTTGTCTGGAAAACTAACACTTGAAACGGCGCTGAATGTTGCTGAGGTAATCTTTGTTAAACCAGCACCACCCGCAGGTGCAGCCCACTTTAGCCCTGTTGCAGTCGCACTATCCGCTACAAGTGTGTGTCCGTTTGTGCCTACTGAGAGAAC